CGGCTGCATACAGCTTGGGGGCACGAGCCTTCAGGTCCGCTTGGTTCCTGAACACACCCACCTTGGGCTTGATCGCCAGCTTGGACATGAACGTCTTGGCGATCATCTTGGCCTTGCCCAGATTTACCGGGGACTCCACCTTGTCGAGACCTGCCAGCTTGGTGCGGCCAGTGCCGTCCTTGGGCGAGTCCTTGCGGGCAATGACGCGCTTGCCCTTCACTACCTTCGTGTTGAAGAAAGCAGCGTCGGTGACAGGAGCTAGGTACTCGCTGTAGTGCACATCACCTATGTACTGCGACCGCAGTATCTCCTCTGCTTCGGCTTTGTCTTTAGCTTTGGCCACCCGGGCCTTCATGGCCTTGTCAGCGTCGAGCAGCTTGTTGCGCTCGCGGGTAGTCAGCGTGGGGTCACCCTTCTCTACCGCTGTCTTTATGACAGTGAGGCCCTTTACCTCAGCAAAGTACACGTTCGCAGCCTGTTTCGCGGAGAGTCCTACCCTCTCCTCAGACGCCTTCGTGCTTTCGTACATGATGCGCGCTGTTGCCAGCGTTTCTTCCGCGTCCGCGTCCCGATTCTTGTGGGTAGCATATTCGTGCAGGAACGCCTCGGCCCGGCCCTCAGCATCCTTGGCTGCTTTGGACTTACTGGTCCACGCGTCCCCCTCGACAACGGCTATCAACTCTGCCAGCTGCTCTATACGCTCATCGTACGATACCGGGTTCTGCACCGCCTCTATCGAGGCAAGGACAGATTCTACGTAGCCATCAATGTCGGTGTCATCGACAGCGTCGGGGTCTGGCGCATCTTCTATCGTCGCGCGGCGTCCGGGGCCGGCCCTGACAATTACCGGCGCAGCGTCCGCACCTGAACCCGTGGGCTCCAGCTTGTATTCACCATTACCCTCGACCACGGTGTAGTTCCCGGTGGCGCTGCTATCCACGGCCTTGGCCGCGTGGTTCATGGCCTGCTGTATCTTGGCTTCGGTTTTGGCGATGAGGTCAGTGGCCTGCTGGGCGAGCCTTACCAGCCCGGGGATTTTATCGGTGCCCTTAAACTCCGCTTCCGCAATATCCAGTTTCGTCTGCGATGCGATGTCTTTAGCCAGCGTCTCTATATCGTGCACCTTGCTCGCGGCATCCGATAGTGCGGCTTCCGCCTCTGTCACGGCCTTGCTTGCCTCGTTTTTGTGCCGACCAGAGCGCTTCCTGTCACTGGGGTCGTCCAGCTCAACAGACGTTTCGGCCAGAGCCTCAGCTCTGGTAGCCAGTTCGTACGCTTCCTCGGTCTGGTTGATACGCTCTTTCAGCTCCGCCGCTTCGGTGCGGGCCCGCTTTACCATATCGTCCATAAGCACCTTGGCCGCCGCTGCTGCAGAAGCCTTGAGGTTATCCGCTGCTGTTATAGCGGACGCCTTGCGGCGGTTGCCCAAATTGGTCAGGTCAGCCGTACCCTTGGCCTCGGTACGCTGCAAAGCCGCGTCTGCCTTGTCCGAGTTCCGGTCTTGCCCGTCACGAACCTTCTTGGCCGTGGCGTTCAGCGTTTTGTTGACGAGTTTGTTATCCCCCTTGGTGAAACCACCCGTCGGGCGGTCGTCGCCCGCATCGGCACGGCTCTTAACCGTATTCGCGTTTACGCTAGTGTCTTCATCCGGGGCGGATTCCCGGGTTTCGACTACATCTACCTCTGAAGTCGCATCCACGTCGCTATCAAACGCTTCTTCCACCGCACGCGCAAAAGCCGCCACCAAGTCCATGCCTTCGGGTGTGGTCCCCCCCGCTTCCACGTAGGCTTTCTGTGCTTCCTCTAGGTTGTTCTGAGCACGCTCGTGCGTAGACTCCAGTTTCTTGAGCTTGTCCGGGTTTAGCCCCGTCGCATCATCGAGAGCCTTCTTGGCTGCCCTCTCCTCCTTGGTGGCCTCGTCCAGTTTCTCTTTGGCGTTTTTGAGCGCCTTCTGTTTATTGCTAGTGACGACCTTGTTGTCTTTGTCCGCCACAATCTTCCTGATCTCGGCGGTCTGTTTGGCGCCCTTGGCCGCCTTGTCGGGCTCCTCCTTCAGCGTATACTTGGTCACCAGAGGGGCGGCAGCGGGCTTCTCAGCAGGTTCTGCCTCGGACTCCGGTGTGGGCTTCTCAGCGGTCTTCTCAGCAGGTTCTGCCTCGGACTCCGGTGTGGGCTTCTCAGCGGTCTTCTCAGCGGACTTCTTCTTCTTCTGCTGGGCTCTCAGCTTGTTAGTAGCGGTCTTCTTGGCCTTCTTGGCCTTCTCAGCAGCAGCCTTATCAGCAGCAGCCTTATCAGCAGCAGCCTTATCAGCAGCAGCCTTGGCCTCCCTGCGCAGATTAGCCGCTTGCACACTTACCCTTGTGCGTAGCTTCTTGTACAGCTCCGCATTCGCAGTCCCTTTCTGCACCGCTTCCTGCCACTGGGCCTTTGCTGGTGCAGTCAGGTCTTCAAACGGCCTAAGGTCGGTGCCCTGTAGTTTAGAGGGGTCCTTCCCGTCGATCACTTCCTGCCGTATATCTTCCCACACATCCGGGGCATTGGCCTCCGCTGAGCGCCTCTTTATCTCGTCTCCAACCTTGGACTTTCTGACCCTTCCGCGCATGGTTTCGTACATATTGCCCAACACCGTAGGCGATTCATTCGCGGCTACAGCGGCGTTCCACTCCATCTGGGCATTCTTGTTGAGGTCGCCATATTCGCGTACAACCCTGCCCTTCAGCAGGTCCTTTTGGGTATCGTCCCATGCAGCTTTGCCATCAAACGCACTACCTGCTTGTTTAGCACGCTGCTTCTCAGCTGCGTCAACCTCTGTCTGCCGCTGTGCCGATGCCGCAGCCTCTGCTTGCTGAGCCTGCCTAGCAGCCTCCGCTGCCTGCTCAGCCGCTGCTTGCTGAGCCTGACTAGCACGCATAGCCTCTGAGAACGCACTGCCCATGGTCGTAGGGGTGTCGAAGTCGAACGCCTGCTGTCCGAGAGCCTCAGCCTCGGCACGGCTAAGCTCCTCCGGCTGGGGGGCCACAGGGCGTTCCAGCAGCGGGAGACGTTCTCCGGTGATGCGGGCGCGAGTGGCCACATCCTGCCCGACCTCGGACGGTGTGAACGGCAGCTCACCCTGACCGGGGAACAAGTCAGCCTGACGCTGCTGCGGGGTGGTATCCGGGGGGATGACCGGCGGGATCGGGCCAGCAGGCCGCACACCAAGCTGCTGTGTCGTGGGGAACATCTCCGCCTGCGGAGCTTCTTCGGTGAACCCCGGTGTCGTCGGGCGTGGCGGAGTCGGGATGTTCGTTGACGGAGGCGCACCATTGGGAGTGCCCAGCAAGTTGACCGGCTCGCCCGGGTCCATGGCTGCCTGTTCGTCGCGCGGCTTGATGGTGATGCCGCCTTCGAGCCCGTTTGCTTCCTTGTTGTCCCTGCGGATTTCCGCCAGCTTGCCAATGCCGCTGGCAGGGCCAGCCATACCAGCGCCAGCCAAGAAGCTGATGGCTACTTCTTCGCCATACTTGGCCATTACCAGTGGTGCGAGGATAGCCAGTTCGTAGTCGTTGAGCTGCTTGCGCAGCTCAGGGTCAAACACGACCTTGTCGGCAACCAGTGCCAGTGCTTCGGCGGTGCCTTCCGCCGTCGCACCGCCAGCGGTCGCCAGTCCGACTTTCTTGAGCCGCTTAGCCCCTGTCACCTTCTTCGCGGTCGACTTGGCGATGGCAGAGGTCAGACCTTTGCTAGCGGTCTGCCGGGTGGCGTCCGTGACCAGCCGCTTGAACATGGGGCTTACGGCCTTGACCACCACACCAGCGCCGACCGACTGTACAGCAGTCTTGAACACAGACGTGTTGATGATGTCTGCCTGAACGTCGGGGTTATCCGTGTCCAGACCTCTGGTCTTGGCCTCCTCGAACGAAGAGTTGTACTCACTCGGGAAGATGGACAGCGCCAGACCAATAGCGCCACCGGCTACAGTGCCTATGGCCGTACCAACCGGCCCAGCGATAGTGCCGATGGCACCGCCCAGCTTGGCGAATGCCAGCGATGAGCCCACGGCGGTTACAAGTGACGGTGCGCTACCCTCGATGGCGTCTTGCACCTTGCCGCTGAACGACCTGTTGGCGTCGATGGCTGCAGAGCGCGCCTGCTCGTCTTCGGACAGGCCGATACTCTGTCCTGCTTCGATCAGGTCAGCGCCGGTCTCGGGAGCACCTTGGCTGTCGAGAAACTGCCCCGCACCTGTTACATAGCTGGACGCCAAATCCTGCGCGCCGGTAGCAATCTGATCCAGTGTTCCGCGCGGCTCTGCAATACTGCGGAGGTAATTGCTGTAGTCGGTCAGCGGCACCGGCATCCAGTCGGCGGCTGGCGTCTTGGGGGCATTGGGCTTGTTGATGAGCGCCTGACTGTCGAGCGCTGCCTTGTACTCATCGCGCCCGAACTCCACGCCCCCCACGGAGAACTTGCCGAGGCTACGGCTGTAGAGCACTCCGCCGACGTTCTTTGCCGGCGTCTTCAGCCCTGCACCCCTGATCTGGTTGAGCGCGCGCTCTCCGATGAGGGCGGCGTCCGCAGTGTTAGGCGCTACGCCAGTGGCCCCCAGTGACGGGAGGTTGCTGCGCAGGCCCGGGCGGCCAGTGTACAGGTCGTTGTCCATGGCGTTCCTCAGCGTTGTGCCGCTCTGGAGGGTGCGATCTACCATCTACTCGTCGTCCGCCTCTTCGTCAGGGAACGGGGTGTATCCCGCAGCGCTTCCGTCGAACGGGCGGAGCACCGCCTGTAGACTATCGTCGTCGCCCTCTTGCACGTCGGCCACGAACAACCTGCCCCCCACACGGACCACCAGCTCGCCGTTTGGTGCGGTGCCCATGGGCTTGTGCCCCTGCTCGACCAGCGCTGCCCTGACCTCCGCCAGCCGCTCGGCTGCCGCTGCCTTGAGCGTGGCTTCTAGGGACACGATCTGCACCTCCCGAGCGTGTTCGGCGTTTTTCGCTACGATCTGCGCTTGCATCTGTGCGTAGGCCGTGTCGTAGGCAAGCCGCATCCGGGTGACCGCCTGCTCCATGGGGATGGCTTCTTCCGTGAGTACGCCGTCGCGGTACACGTCGATCGTGCCGTCGGAATATGGCTTCACCTCGACCACCGCGTCCGGATCATTCTCCTGCAGGAACTGCTGGTACGGCCCGAAGTTCTGGTTGCTGTGCATCTCCGAAATCATGACCATGCCCTCTGCGAACATGAGGTCCGCGTCTATCCCACTCAGCACGTTGTAGGCTTTCATGGCCGAGCTCACGTCACCCACCGCCGCGTAGTACTCCGCCGCCGCCCGCGTTGCCCGGCGGGAAGCGATGGTCTTGTCGAGCACCGACTGCGCCAGACGTGGCTCGCCAACAAACGCCGCACTCAGGTCGCCCGGCTGCAAGCCAGTCTTCTTGGCAGTCTCAGCTACCTCTGTCTTCGAGTCCACGACTTCGAGGTCCCCACCGAGCACCGTGGTTGCCGAGGTAATCTCGGACTCAGCCGAGGCCAAGGTGGCTGCGGTCGACACCCCCGACTTGGAGGTCTTGACCGGCTCAGGGCCACCAGCGGGCTTCGGCCAATCCTTGGGCGGTACACCTTCTGCCTTCATGGCACCGTAGAAATTCTTGTACCCACCGTAGGCAGCCACGATCTCGTCGAGCTTGTCGTCGTACGCCTTGGAGGCAGCCGAGCCGGTGCCCTTTGCCTCTGCTGCAGACTTGAGCGAGCGCAGGGTCTTCAGGTCCTGCTGCGGACCCAGAGTCACCGGAGGCACAGCCGCCGACTGCGGCATGGCCTGCAGATCAGAGGGCGTAAGAGCGTATGGATTAGCTGCGGCGGGCGCACCGACCTGTGTAGCTGCGGCGGGCGCACCGACCTGTGTAGCTGGCGCAGGCAAGTTGTCGTAGAAACCGCCCACGGCAGTAGTCAAAGGCGACCCCGCCCGCAGCGAGGGGGCAACCTGCACCCCGGGGGCATACATACCCGGAGTACCCGGGCCAGAAGCCGTCGGCGTATTGTGCATGAGTGCTTCGCGCATGGTCACGGTGGAAGTCATACCGTCCACGCCCGGGCTACGCCCGACCGGGCGAGCCTCCGCAGCAGCCGCCGGAGAGGTAACCCCTACTTTGCCCGCACCGGGAGCGCCGCCGGGAGCTGCCGTGCCGCCTTTTGTCGATGGGGCGGTCACAGACGCGATCGGCCCGCCACCCTCCACAGTAAACTTGATGTTCGGGTACTTACCAGACACGGGTTTACTAGGGTCGAGCGGCTGGTACGCCGCCTTGCCCTCAGCAGCATACTTTGCCGCCGCAGCCTTCTTCTCCGCTGCATCCCGCATGGCCTGCTCACCAATCTTGACCCTCAGTTTGGTGGCGTCCGTAGCCGCTTTCTGGGCCTTGCGATTGCCTTCCCGCGTCGTGGCGTCGATCAGGGCTCCGCCCACGCCCACGCCTGCACGGCGTCCCGGTCCGCCCAGAACCCGCGATCCACGGCCCATGTTAGTGACAGTGACAGCCATTGCAGTATCCTTTACGCGACCGACCCAAAGAGCTTGGGCGCTACACCAGCAGCGATGTTGACCAGATCTTCCCGCGTCTGCCGTTTGCGCTCCGCCAGCTGTTCTGACAGGGCGAGCTGCAGCCCGCCCGCCTTATCGGGAGCTGCCTTTGGCAGAGCGTTCAAGCCAGCCGCCTGAAGGTTGAGCTGCGTAGCCCTGCCGCGCCGCTCTTCGGCTGCCGCTGCGGTAGCCCCTGCCTGAGCACTGCCGATACCGGCACGTCTGCGGGCCGCACGAGCTTCGTCGTCTGTGACGCCACGAGTGTTATCCGCCAGCTGCCGCTCCGCTGCGATCTTGGTTTCGGCAAACGCCTGCTGTGGGTTGGGGGCCTGCTGCTTGGCTTGCTGCAGGAAGTCTCTCGCGCCCTGAAGCTGCTCTTCGAACAGAGCCTGATCTGTCGCCGCCAGCTGGTTCAGCTCTTGGCGGCGTTGCGCCACCAGTGACCGCTCTTGAGATGTCAGGCCGTCGTCCTGACCAGATGCCGCCAGCAACGTGATGCGCGCCAGCGTGCTGGGGTCGGTCAACGCGTTGATACCTGATTGTAGAATGCCGTCGGCACCCTGCTGCAGAGCAGAGCCCAGCCCAGCGCCAGCGCCTGCACCGACCGCTGCGCCGTTAGCCGCCACGGCGGCTGCACTGGGAGCCGCTACACTAGCGGATACCGGGGGCAGCCCTCCCGCGACTGCGGTGCCGCCTCCACCTGCTGCGCCTCCTGTTGACCCGGCAACGCTAGCAGGAGAACCGAACCCGGCGGCCCCAGCTCCAACTGCGCCGAACAGGGCACCTCTGCCCACGTTCCCGCCAGTCAGGGCAGCGTTGGCTGCGCCGAGTCCAGCTCCCACGAGCCCCGCGCCGACCACGCCTCCTACGGTTGCAGCAGTGGCGGCACTCAGGCCGGCCGATGCTGCAACACCGGCAACAGCGCTGCTGAGCCCTATAGAGGCCGCGATAGCGGGCGCTGCAAATGGGATGGCTACAGAAGCGGCCACGCCCACGACAGTCAGTAGACCTTTGCTCATACGGACCTCCTAAAGAGCCATTCTTACATATGAGCACGAGTTGGTGAAGCCGAATCTGCTCATGTAGATTTTCGCCAGTCGGTGCGGTGCATACGCACTGACGTGTGTGCACCCGTTGGCCTTCAACCAGTCTAGTACGAACTGCCAGTATGCAGCCTTGAACCGCATTAGGTGCTCACCAGCCATGGTTATGATTTCCGCACCTTTGTGCCCGTTGGCCTCGGTGAATTGCAGGGCTATTACGCACCCGGGTTCGTCGTCCACAGTCCCGACGAATATAGCACACATACCGGCCACGGCCAGCGCGTACACATCTCCGGGGCATATGTCGTTATAACCTAGATCATTGCCTTCGCAGGCTGATTGGACCATAGGCTCTAGCTTGGGCCACAGCTCCATAACCTGCTCGGGTTCGAGCATATCAAGTCTTAGCGTTGCCACCTTTGCCATCGCCCTCGTAGTTGGCCAACATCTTGTCGAAGAACTCGCGCCCCTTCATCTCCACCACGTGCTTGGGGATGACGTACTCACCCTCGTGTGCAGTGATGGGCACCGGCGCATCTGACGCGCCGCGTACGGTCCCGCCGTCTTCCAACGACTGCTGGGGTTTCGCCCCCTGTTGCGCGGCACGGCCAGCGATGATGATGGCGATCATGAGCCCTTGGTCGTACTCCTGCGGGGCGTCCTGCTCGGCTACCACGCCCTGCGCAATGGCGAACTGCCTGATCTGCGGGTAGGTGCCGGGGTTGCGCAGCACAGCCGTAGCAAGCTGTAGCAGCGTGTTGAGCTCCTGCATCGTAAGTTCGCCGGACGCCACAGCCTGATCCACAGCCATCTTGATCTGCTGGACCATCTGCGGGTTGTTGGCGATCATGTCTTGGATCTCGCGCTCCACGATCTCGGGAGACATGGGCTGCGGTGCCTGCCCCTGCTGGAGCCCGGGGCGCGCAGCGGGGTAGCCGCCGGGGCCTACCGCACCGCCAACCTCGTAGGAAGGGGGCCGCTGAGTGCCCACGGTTGCACCCATCGCCTGCCCCAGCCCAGACCCCGGAGCCTGTACGGGCGGAGTGGGGGTTGCCCCCGCTTCCTGCAGGGCGCGGAAGAACCCCTGTCGTACGTTATTCTGCATGTTCCTTATCCTCTCAACTGCACGATCAGGACTTCTAGGGTAGCGCGGATATTGGCCACGTCGTTGGCCAGTGATTGTATATCCTCAAGCGCTTTGACGTAGTCTTCCAGTACGGGAAGGTTCGTCCCGCTTATGGTGACACCCGAACCGCCGGCAGATAGACGAGTCATCCTCTGCGCTGGCGGGGTAGATACCGTCAGGCTGGCCCGCGTCAGGGCCGCGCTGGCCAGATCGGATTCCCCACGCTGCGCGGTCAGTAGCTCGACATTCTGCTTGATCGCATCAAGCATCTGCAGCTGCCACAGATCTACGCCCGTCTGCGGAGGCGTGGGGATAGCGGCATACTTTGTTGATAGAGCCATCAGACGGTCCTGAGACTTGTTGGGGTTTCCGCGAACTTGGCGCTCTTGACGCGCACAGAAGCATACAACCCAAACTCGAAGGAGTCACTCTTGTAGCCGGTAGGTAGCCTGAACAGCGCACGGCTACTGAGCGCCTGCTCGAACACAAGAGTGCCGTCGACCCACAGTTTAAGAGTCACACCGCCATCGGCATCCCACAGTGTGGCAGCGGTCTCCCACGTATCGGTGTAGCCCTCCCATACGGGAGAAGTAGCGGCGTAGTCCGCATCTACACGGCCCGCCCCGATATTAAGGGGGTTCTCCGTTTCAACAATCTTGGATACCCAGCTATACTGCTGATTAGGTTGTCCTAGCTGATCCCACTCATACACGTCTCCAGCGATGCCGGACGCGAAGAACAGCCCGTCGCTGCGATAATCGTACCACATGGCCGTTGGCAAGTCGTCCGTGGTCAGATCGACCAGTACGCCGCCCGTCTGCAGTCGCTCGAACGTGAAGCCCGCCGTGCTGTGCCAAGCGAGGTATTCGTCCCTGTAGGCCGCAGCGAATATGGTCGATGGGTCCAGCAACGTGTTCCATGTGTCCGTGTCGTGCAGCGCATCAGTGATTAGCTGGGGTCCAGCCACCGTGGAGTACGCAGCGAGCCCACCATGCGTGGAGTACACCACGCCGTAACCCATGTTGGTGATGCTACGCTTGCTGATGCAGGGGAACCGGGCATCTACGCGTATGACACTGAGCACAGCCGGGTCCGTGCCAGCCACGATGTACGGGTAGCTCTCCGTCATCACCAGCAGCTGCCCGGAGAACACGGCCAACCCCACTATGTCGTAGGGTATGGTTTGGACGTAGGACCTAGGCCACGCATGGTACTCCCGGGGCTCCGAGAAGAACAGCTGGTTGCCTACAAACCCTACCAAGGTGTCGTTGTTATACGTCACCAGTCCGGACAGCGTTGGCGGGGGGGCCTCGAACTCGTCTGTGTCCAGTATATTGAGGAGGCTGGTGACTGCGAAGTCGTCCGTGAAATCGAACGACGATTCACCCCAGTACCTAGCTGTGGTCGTACCCGGGTTTTCCGACACGTCCTGAAACAGGCTACCAGTAACTGTAGCGACAGCGGAGTCCGCGTCCGTCTGAGCGTATGTGAACGTGTAATCGTCCACGATGGACGCGGGGGTAGCGTCAGCAATGTCGAACGACGCATCCGAGCAACCACCGATCTTGAACACGCTGGTCAAAGACAGGTTGTGTGGCTCCGTCGTAGTCATGGTCACAACGTTGCTGGCTCGTGCGGCCGTGGCCAACGCCACGGGGAACCACAGTGTAGCCAAACGGAGGAAAGCCGTATCCGAGGTAGTCGACAACGTCCGGTACAGCCGGATGCCCCGCACGAAATTCTTGCCCGTAGGCCCAGTAGTAGGCAGGTTGGATACGGTCACCACCTGCCCCTCGCGGATGAACAGGGGCTCAGAGGGCTCAGAGCCAATAGATTCTTCGTTCCACGGGGTGAACCATGTGTACAGGTACGTTCTGGCTTGCGTCTCCCCCGACAGGTCAACGCGCCCGTCGGAGCTGGTCGTAGTGGATGCCTGAAACCCCGGACTGAAGTACGAGAACGACGTATCCGACAAGGACGTGATCTCGATCGACGTAGCGTTGAGGTTGGTTATATCCCACTCGACGTTGCCGCTCGTCGTCGCGGACGTGCTCGACTCCACCTCGAAGTTGTTGGCATCGACTACGGTCGTGACCGTGAACAGTGTGCTAACGCTGGACCCGCTGGTGAACCGCAGGAACACCTGAGAAGACGTTGACAGGCCGTGAGCTGTTATGGTCACGGTTATCGTGGTGCCCGACTGGCTGTAGGTGCCAGCCACGTTGGTGAACCCGCTCACGTTGACGAACGCCCCGTTCTTCAGCCCGTGGTCCGTCGATGTGACGATGGTGACCACGCCTGACGAGTCTCTGGCATAGGAGCTGGTGGTCTTGGTCGTGAACGCCGCCGCCGACGTAGTAGGGATCGTATCTGGCAGGGGCAGCCCCAACGTGAAATAATCGACGGGGAACGGCTGCGATCCGGTCGTGGCAAGGGTGTAGTTGGACACCCGGGGCTCGCCGTCACCCGTATAATAGAACCGCTGTTCATCGGAGTCGTCTTCGCCGGCAGGCGTGGCTACGTCCACGTCGGTGTCCCACGCGAGAAACACTCTGGCGTCTGTGTCGGGGTCGTACAGGCCGTACAGGGTCTTAACCTCCGAGCCGGTTAGCCCGTGGTTATCCACCACAACGGGAGCCGGATATGGGATAAGGTCCCCGGAGAACAGCTTGACGTTTGTTGCCGTCTGCGCGTTCATGGACGGCAATTGCTCGGGTGCCACCCTTGGTGCGATACCTTGGAATTTTTCCAGTTTGAGTCCGGGCACGATTTACTCTCCGGTCAGCCTAGCAGGGCGGTCATCGTTCAGTGACCCTGCGGCTTGCGCGTCAAGGATTATGGCCATGCACGCCATGACGTGCGCTTGGTGCGGCTCACCACTCTCGGGGTCGCTGTCTTCCCCCTCCCACATAGCCATCAAATGCCGCATGGCAGCATCGTAGTAGACGGACATCGTGACCCGGTCGTCGCGCCAGTTATACGGGCCGTACTTGTCCGCACCACCACGCATCACCCGGCCCAGAGGTCTCAGAGCAGTCGTGGGCACCAGATGCATCGGGTCCTTCCTGACACCGAAAGCAGTCTTGGGGTTCCCATCGGGCAGCCGCCCACCGTGCCCTACCTGCTCCATGTGTTACCTCCGCATTATCTTGTCGCGCATCCCCTGCATGGTCCGCTTGTCCATGGTGCGCGCCACACCATACCCTAGATAACCAGCGCCGAACAGGGCCCAAAGCGCATCGGGTATAGCCATGAGCATGGACTGGATGCCGATCGCCGCCGACTGTACGTGGTCGGGCCACCAGACGCTCAGGATGCCGCCGACGAAGCACAGGATGATGACGGCATACATCACATACAGGAAGGTCGGGCGGGCACGGCTGGTCCACGGGTCGCTGCTCTGGGCTTCTGCCATGATAGCGCCCATGGAGATCTTGGCCTCTTCCAGTCGCCCGGTCTGCTCCGCCTGCATGATCTTGACGCGGGCAGCAGCCTTTTCCTCATCGGTCTCGAAGAGGTTGTCGATGACCGTGTCAGCCAGTTTGGCCAAAGGGGACAGGAAGTCCATGTCAGTAATCCCAGATTGTGGGGCGGGGTATCCCGCTGCCGAACAACGTGTCCAGATGGATGAACCGCTTGCTGCCCTTCTGGTTGATACCGATTCCGGTGAACTTGCCATCCAGTGCGTTGAGCAGGGCCCACGCCTTTTCGCCCTGTACACCTATGTCAGCCGCCTTGCCAGAAGCGTGCGTCTGGGTAAACCCCCGGGCGGTGTTGTACTCTTCGCAGCGATAGCCGCTCGTGATCGGGAAGGGGAAGTCGAGATTTGTGCGCAGGTGCTGGAGCCTGAACATGAAATGGTCGTCCATGTCGGCCCGGCCACATCCGCATCTGCACTCGAACTCGGCGCGGGAGAAATTGGGGTAGGCAGCCCAGTCGGTCATAGCGTCAGCCCCGCCAGTGCGCCGAGCACATACAGGGCGACAACCGTCCCGATCATTATCGGCCAGTAAAAGGTTGGCTCCAGCGTGCCGATCACCCGGCGCGTCATCAGCCTCGCATACGGCTCGATGTGGATCATGTAGCCCGCGACAATTCCGGCAACCGCGAAGATCAGCCAGTCGGCCCAGCTCACGAAACGTTCCGCGATACCCGGCTCGTCGATGGACAGGAACAGCCGCCATAGAAACCAGAAGCCCCTATGAATGGCGAGGGAACCCGACACCAGCATGATGCCGAAAGCCATGCGCCCTGCCCGGTCGCCCGGTGGCGCGTTCAGCCAGAACCGGCCATAGATAACGCAGACCAGCAAGCCGCCGATCAGGGTGACGAAGTTCTGCCCCATGACGGCCGCGTGACCAGTGAAAAGGTGTGCTAGTAAATCAATCATCTCTGCGCCGCCCCAGTTTTCCAAGTGTCTTGCGGATTTCCTCGTCGGCCTTCGTGAACCGCTCCAGTTCCTTCCGCATGGCCCGGCTTTCCTCGGCGCTTTCCTCGGTATGACCCACGCACTCGTCCAGCAGGCTCAGAGTCCGCTTGTATTTCCGATTGCCGCCAAGCCAGTTCATGCCCCCTGCCCCCGCGCGACTTGCTGCAGCATCAGGTCCGTCCGTTCTTTGAAGGTTTCCCGCATCGCGCGGAGGGTCGCCGTGTTCTCCGAAGTCGTCTGGGTCTGGGCCAGTGCCATTTCATAGAGCCGGTCTGTCAGCTTCTCGACGCGGCGGTTGCGGTCCCATGCGAAGGCCAGCGCTGCCGCCGTCACCAGCCCCGGCAGACCGTACTCGGCCAAGAACGGAATCAGTTCAATCATTCCAGAGCCTCCAGACGCCCGGCTGATCCAGCCGCATGAAGCGGTCGAAGCGGTATCCGGTGTTATTGATTTGGCGCGGGCCATCCTCTTGGTAGGCGTCACCACAGGTCATCAGGCCCAGCTCATCGACCATCACCAGACAGACAGCGTGGTCGTAGCCGTCCGAGCCCTGCGTGTGGCAGAGCACGAAGCCAATATCCTCCCGGTCGACCCCGGCGCTCAAAAGCCCGTCCATGGCCCTGTCGGCCCACTCCTCACAGTCACCGACCGCCTTGCCGTCCTGCCACGTCACAGCGCCCCACACGTCCCGCCCGTCAGGGTCCGGAGCGTAGATCGCACCGTCCCATACCGAACGATGGACACGCTGGACGATGGCCACGTCAGTCATCCCGGCCTCGGGTTGCTGCAGTGGTCAGGGTGCCAGCGAGCCGGGTCAGCGCAGCGCGCCAGCGCCGCAGCAGGCGGCACGATGACCGGGCCTGATGGCCATTCCGTAACCGGGCCATGACACGCCGCCAAGACCAGCAGGAGCGGAAGCAGGCGCATCACGTGCCGTGGCGGGATGCGTAGCTTTCGGCGGCGCGCGACATCACAAACTGCACGTATGCCGCGTCGGTCGCCTGATAGTCCGCGTGGTCTTCAACGCTCTGCCCTGCGGACAGGACCAGTGACGCGTTATGCGCCGTGCGGTCGGCGGTGATTCCCGCGAGTGCGGATGCGTCGGTGATGGTGACGGTGAACTGTGTCATGGGTGTTACTCCTGTTCCTGCGCCGCAACCAGCGCGTCGGTGATTTCCTTGACGGACTGGAGACGGCGGACCGCCTCCGCAATGTCCTCGACGGGGGTCTGGGACTGCGCCAGCGCGTTGCCATAGGCCCGCGTGGCGATTTCCAGATGGGACGCGAGCGCGCCCTGCTGTTCTTCGGTTAGGTCCATCACGACACCACCGCGATCTTGCGGCTGGTCCCGCCTGCGTCCTTGATGGTGATGTATCCGGTGACAGACTCCCCTCCGAGCGTAGTGTGTGCGCCGAACTTGACGACGCCGGTCCCGGCTGGTGTCAAGGCGAGGTCGATATTGGCCGCCCCCGTTCCCGCGCTCTCCACCGTGATGGCGTCACGGGTGATGGCAAGACGCTCGTAGTTGCTGGAATTCGTGTAGGTGCCGTAGACGCGATACGTCTGTGCCGTGGTCGAGTTGCGCAGGGCAAGGGTGGCCGCAGCATCCCGATACAAGAACACATCCCCGCCCCCGTTGACGTTCGCATTGCCCCACTGAAGCGGGAGCGTACTTTTCAGCATCATGCCTTGATTAAACTTGAATGATGCGACTCCGGTGCCGTTGGACACCATCGAGACAAGCGTATTGTTCACCAAGGACATGCCGGTTTCAAAACCCGCAGCCTTGAATGAAGGGGCCGAGAACGAGGCGGACTGAGGAACCTCCACGTCACCGCGCTTGTTGACGTTGAACATGGAAGAACCGCCGACCTGAAGGTCAAGCAGGAGTGATGCCGCGTTGGACGCCGTGTCCGTCACGTCGAGGCCGATGGCGGTGAACGTGGTTCCTGCGTCGTTCCACGTCTTGGCCATGGCCGAGATATTGACTGTTGCCATTTGTCTGGCCCCTTATGTTGCGTCGTCGATGATGATGAACGCGCCCTCGTCAGCGGTCGCGTTGTCCAGTACGATGGCCTCGCCATCCACTGCTGGAGAGGTCGCGTTGTCGATGACGATGGCGTTGTCGGGGATGGAGGCTGCGCCCCCCAACGCACCAAAGGGCGACTTAAACCCGAACGGCGACCTCGTCTCGAAGGGGTGCCGCCGCATCAGGCATGGTCCACGTACACTGTAGCGCCTGAGCCGCCGTCCCGGCGGTCCAGAGCCCGGGCCCAGAGCCGCACAACGCTGGACAGGTGGACGATGGCGGACAGCTCCACGTTGCGCTCACCGTACCCGTTCTCGTAGATGATGCCCTTCTCGGACCCCGACGGCTCGGTGGTGTTGATAGTGGCGTGGACCTCCACAGACCCGCTCCGTACTTGGAACGTGATGGTGCTGCCCGCGCCAACGTCTCCGTTGGTAAGCTGCGTCCAGCCAGTCCCGGTAGCGACTTCCACGAGTGCCTGATCTCTTGCCATGTTGGCCTCCTATATACCCGTGTCAGACGGTGCCGACTACGAGGAACGCAAAATCCATATCCGTGGGGCTACCGCTGGAGTTGTTGGTGGTGATCGTGAAGGTGGTCGTAGTCTTGGAGCTAACCTGAGCGAACGCGTCAACAGCAAAGCCGCTGACAAACACACTGTAATTGGCAGAGCTCATGGTGACGTTGAGCGTTACGTCGGCTACGCCCACACCCGTACGCACAACGTCGGACAAGTTGTTGAAGTCGGGCACCGTCAAAGTGCCGTTGTTGGCCACTGTCCCTCTGGCCACCGGGATGTAGCCCGTTGACTGTAGTGCAGTAACCACCTGCGTGGTCGTCAGATCCTCAACATCCCCAGACCCTGCGGTGACGCGCCCACGTATGCGGTTAGTGGCTATGTCAGCCAGTTTTGCGTTGGTGACGCTGCCGTTGGCCAGTTTTGCCGTGGTCACATTGGCGTCGAGTATTTTCGCTGTAGTGACGCTGTCATCCAGCAGCACCGCATCAGACACGGCGTCCTGCACAGAGGCGGCGTTCACCCGCAGGCTAACGGCGGTCCCGGCCGCAAAGCCGGAAGCCGAGGTCCCGTCCTGAGCACGCGTCACTGTCAGAGCGTTGCCTGAACGGGCAGTGACCTTAACGATCTCCGTGGTGCCGGCGGTCGTATAGAGCGTAGCGTAGAAATACTCGCCAGAGGTCAGAGTAGGGAACTGGCTGCCGTCGACCACGGTCAAGCCAACATCAGACGCTGTGGCGGCTGTGGCCAGCGTGCTGTCGGCGTTATTGCTTAGCTTGACACCCATGTCGGCCTCACAGAAGCAGGAAATCAAGACCGTCGATGTGGTCCTGAAGGTTGGCTGCGGTGACGCGGATTTCGAACCTGCTGTTCACAGGAAACGCTATGGCCAATGTGCCTGCCTGAGCCCGCGTGATAGTCATAGCATCATCGGTGCGTGCAGTCACGCTAACAATCTCATAGTTGTTGTTGGTGTCCTGCAACGTAGCTTGGAAGGAGTCACCAACGCCCAACGATGGGAACAGTGCCCCCGTACCCGAAGCGACCGTCACAGCCGTATCCGTACTGGAAATCGCCGCAGCTAAGGTAGTCGTAGCATTGTTGGTTATCTTGAGTGCCATGCCATCCTCACGCGAATTTGGGCCCTGAGGCCACCATGACGCCACGCCCGGCGTTCAGATTGGCCTGAGCGCGGCGCATACCGACCTCACGCACAAGCTGCTTGGAGTGGTACGCGGCCAGCTCCCTATCCGCCCACTGCACGTTCGGGATAACCAGCAAGTGCTGCAGCGCCCCGTGGATGATGGTGTCCTCCAGATCGTCCAGCACGTCTTGGTCCATGCCAGTTGCCGTGCGGGTTGGTTTTACGGCGTATATCATGCGCATAGTGTAGGTGCGCTCGTTGTCCGGCATAGGCAACACAACGTATTTGTCTGGAGTGAGCTGAGTGATTGCTCTGGGCGTGGATGCGTCGGCCACGACTGCGTCGGGCAGCACGAACGTCGGGTTCTCGTTGAACACCGCTTCGTTGTAGCTATCGGTGTTGTACGCACCATCGGGCGTGGAAGACCACAAGGTGGAGGCCGCCTGTCCGCTGTACAGGTCCGCCCACTCGGGGAACCGGTATAGGGCGTCTTCCAGTGGCAGCCGGTCCAGTGGGTAGTCGTTGACGAAGGCGGCAAACAAGATGTGCACATCCGTGTCGGCAGGCTTCTCGAATGCGTATTCGGGTACCCCGGGCAACAGTGCAAATGTGGGCTGGGCCACGCGCCACAGCAACGTGCGCTCACACGCCCGACGGGCCGCATCTGCTAGATACTGCAGCATCATCTTGTTGGGGCAGCCGGGTACACTGGGGGCCAGACGCGGCAGCAGGTCACTGAACAGGCGAGTGGGCATCAGCTAACCTTCTCCTTGTCCAGCCCGGCGTATTCGTCGTCGGTCGTTTCTCTGGACCCAGCGGACAGGGCAAGGCCCTGCGTAAACGAGTCGAGGAACAGTTTGGCCCTGTTTGAGTTGACGTGTTCGTCGTCGATCGACGCAGCCAAGAACGTAGTCCCGTCTACCACGACGGAGAAGTAGGCGTCGGAGGGGGCCGTTATGGTGTCGTTCAGGCCATATTCTGTTGGTATCTGTGCGTACTCCGCCAGCACGGTCGTACCAGACGTAGGCGGGGGGTACAGGAAATACGTGTTCGGAGACCGGGGGTGCCGCATGAAGTTGACCGGGGTGCCCGATGCCTCGGCACGCCACCCGGGCAACACCTTGTCAAGCGTTTCGCGGCTGACCTCCGTGATGGCGTCCCCGCCCGTGACGCTGAAGATCTCAACCAAGCGGACCGAGTCGGACGGCATGGTCTGGACGGTCGTGTCAGCGGTAGTGGCTATATCCCCGATGGTGGAGAACAGATCCGGACGCAAGTTCGCCACCCGCTTCAGCGTCTGATTCACAAACCCCAGAAGCAGTGTGTCCGACATACGAACAGGGACAGACGAGTCACTGACCAGCCGTCGAACCTCGGTTATGACCTGCGTCGGTGTCATCAGTCAGTCGCCAGTCCTTGCGAAGCATCGGCCGAGATCTCTGGGGCCACGTGGGTAGTATCGGGCTCTTTGGTCTCCAGAGCAAGCCCAGTACTCTTACGCCGAGCCCTAGACCTCTTTGCCTTGGTGACCTGCTTCTTGTTGACGAACTGCTCCGGGAATGCCTGTAGCCCGGTAACCTCTTCGCACATAGGGTTTGCCGCCTGATAGCGGTTCCACCTGTAGATGGTACCATCCCTCTTGTTGCGAAGGAACAACTCGTCTTCTGCAATGGTTCCCATGCGTCCTCTCCTTAGCTTGATGCGCCCTTGATGATGACGAAGCTCAGCACAGGGGCGTCAGTGCCTGTTGTTGGCAAGGTACCACCGCCCAGATTGTCCACGGATATGTCGGCCCGGCCGGTCTGTATGTCTACGACCTGCACGGCGTACTGCTCCGGGTTGGCCGCCGTGGTAGTGCGAATATTGACGATAAGAACGTCGTCCGCACCGATATAGCTGTTGGTCAACGTGAAGATGTCTGCCCCACTACCCGATATGGTGCCGTCGAACAACGTAATAGCCCCCGAAGGAGCATCCAGTGTGACCCCTGTTGTGCGGCTCGTGGCCTGCACGACAGTCCCGCCGTTGCCAGTGGTTACACCGATCGAGCCATTGGCGAGAATATTGGTCCCCGTTACTGCCGCCGGAGTGCTACCGCCGATGACAATGTCATTGATCGTGCCGCCAGTGAGCGCCACCGCATCGGACGCCTGCGTGGCAATAGTGCCGAGGCCCAGATTCGTGCGGGCACCAGAAGCCGTGGATGCCCCGGTCCCTCCGTCTGCGATGGCAATGTCAGTGATGCCCGTAATGACGCCGCCTGTGAAGGCCACGTTAGCACTTGCCAGTGCCCCAGTGCCATTAGGCGTTACAGTCACATTGCCGTTAGTGTCGATTGACGAAATGACGTTGCCGTCGATGCGGATATTGTCAACGCTAGCAGAACCAGTCCCCACCTTGAGCGCCGTAGCGGTACCCACGGCGCTGAGCACGGACTTCTCCGTAGCCTCTGGGCCACCATCTACATGCAGCAGCTGGTCGAAGGTGTCTTTGATCTCTGTGGCTGACAGGTTCGTAGGCATGGATCAGTCCTAATGGTTATGCTGGCGTGCCGTGGACCACGAAGAAGAAGTCCATATCCGTAGCCGCCCCGCCGGAGTTGTCCGTACGTATAGTGAAGCCGGTAGTGGACTGCGCCGTGATGTTGACGAAGGCGTCGAAGTTCACTGCCATGGCATGGATTGTGTAATCAGACGAGCTCAGCGTAGTGTCCAGAGTCACCGCTATGATGCCTGTTCCCGTCCTGTTGATGGATGTGACACCCACGCTCTCGGTTATGGACGCGCTTCCGTTGTTGGCGATCTTGGCCCTAGCCGTAGCCATGAGCCCCGACGACTGCAGGATAGTGATGACCTGTGCTGCCGTCAGGTCTTCCACGTCGCCTGTACCGGCGGTGGTGCGTCCCTTGATGGTGTTAGTGGCCATGTGGGCCAGCTTGGCGTTGGTAACAGCCTCGTCCGCCAAGCCCGTGCTGGTGAGTTCCTCGTAGGCCGGATCCGCGCCCGCACCGTTCGTGACCAGTGGGAGGCCGTCTGTGCCGGCAGCCAGCTCGGTAGGTGTGCCGGTAGAGGCATAGTAGGGTATCCCACCTTGAGTGCCGTGAGACCACTTGGCAAGCGTGACGCTGTTGTCCGCCACAAACGTAGTGGCTGACTGCCACGCCGCTCCGTCCCACACCTTCAGGACCCCAGCGGTCGTGTCGAAGAATAAAGCTCCTGTGGCCAGCGCATCCCCATCGTTGTCGACGGACGGCTCACTGGACTTGGCTCCGAGGTAGGCATCGTCGAAGCTATCGTAGGAAGCGGCAGCAGCTGCGGCCGAAGCGGCTGCGTTGGTCTCCGCTGTCTCTGCGTTGGTCTCCGCTGTCTCTGCCGCTGCTTGGGCGGCCACAGCCGCATCACGCGCAGAGATAACGTTGTCGATATTCACCCAAGCCGCGCCGTCGTACACCCCGTATTTATCAGACACGGTGTTGTAGTAAGCGTCCCCCTCTTGCAGGGAAGAGCCATCCAGACGTTGCGTCGGGTCGGAGGTCAGTGTTCCCACGAAATACTGCACGGCCAGATCGCCCTGCAGGCCAGCAGCCAGCTGCGAACGGGAGATACGCTTCGTGGTATTAGCGTCGGTATCGAAGATAAGGATGTCGTCGTCGTTGGCACTGTTGGCCCCGGACAACGCCGTCAAACTAGAGATTCTCGTTCCGGGCATACAGCAACCCTCCAGATAGCGGTGAGGCCCCGAAGGGCCTCACACACCTTACGACGGCAGCAGCGGGATGGTGAACCAGTTCGTGGCGTCGATGGCCACAAACACGGCGCTGGTCTTGGCCGCCATGCTGATCGCACCAGTGGTAGCTGTACCACTGTTGATGGAGTCACTGGCACCCGGATAGACCTTCAGGATGGCGTTGGCGGCGTCAGCGTTCTTGAGAAAGATGACGCTTCCAGCCACGGCGGTCGGGAGCTTGACGCCCTTGGTGCCGTCAGCACCAGTGGCATGGACAATGCCGTAGTCCGTGATCGCTGTCGCGTCACTGTTGGAGCTGCCGGCAGATGCAACAGCCGCCACCGGCATGGTGATGTTGCCAGTGACATCGCCGGTGACAGCACCGGCAACAGTATCGGCTTCGACGGCGATCGCCTTCAGCCGAGAGTAGGTAACCCCGGGATTAACAGCCACGATGGTCTCCTTTCCTTTGAGGTAGGTATAGGGGGCCGAAGCCCCCTACCCTTATTCGCCCACGTCGGCCATGACCACCCAAGCGCGGATGACTGCATCGGTCGGCATCGCCGTAGCGAACGACAGATCCAGCGTATCAGCAGAGCTGTACAGCGTCGGGTTGGCCAGATTGGAAGCCGAGAACGCCAGAGCGTTATTGGCTACACCAGTGGCGTAGGTGACGGAACCGTCGGTGAGCCCGAAGGTGCCGGTCGTATTGGTCGACTCCACGGTGGTGACCTCGAGGCCGGCAGTCAGCACGACAGAGCCCGCCGGGATGCGAAGCACCTGCAGCGTGTCCGAAGTGGTGAGCGCCGAGACTCCGGCGGTGGCACGATCAGCGATGATGGTAGCGAAGTTCAACTCCACATCCAGCTTGGTGACCGACCACGTACCGCTCTCGGGGAACGCGTCGGCGTTCCCCTTGTTGAAGCCGTGGGTATCAGTATATGCAACCATAGTCGTAACTCCTTTCTGCGTTCAGAGGACGCTTATCCTCAGAACGAGATGACGGCCTGAGCGATGGCTTCCGGCTTCACAACCTTGTAGCCGTACACCTGCAGCCCACGGATGATGTTCCCGAAGGTATTCTGCGAACGCAGAGTCTCCATCTCCGTCATCTGGGATGCGAAGGTGAAGCCCATCTTGTGGCCGGCGATGATGTTGTACTCGCCACCAGACACAGACAGGTTGTGGGACACATAGACCATGAAGCGGTCGATCATGCCGAGGCGGCCGTTGCGGAGCACCGACACGCCGTCACCGGACAGCGAGGCATCCTTCAGCTCGGACTTCTTGATGAGCCCCGCCATCTTCGCCGGAATGACGAGGTAGCGATCCGACTCCGGAGCGTTGGCCTCATCCAGCACGGTGCCCATGTCGACGATCAGGTCGGTCACGGCGGTCGTGCTGCTTGCACCGTCGTTGGTGACCGTCAGCGGCGAACCCGTCACACCCAGATTGAACGACGAGGTCTGCGCACCAGCGGTGGTTCCCTTGTTGCTCGAGCTGATGTCGGTCAGCATGTCGGTCAGGACACGAGAGTCGATGGCGATCTTCATACGCTCGGAAGCGTCCTTGGACCACATATCCATCAGCTTGATGTCCGACTGGACCTTGTCCACGTCGTCTTCGATGCAGGCGAAGTATTCGCCCTTGTCGATGAGGAGCTGCAGCTTCGGCTTGTCGGGGTTCTCGACGGTGAGCGCCTGACCCTTGACGTAATCACGGATCGTGATCTCCGGCGTGGTGCGGATATTCACGGTATCACCGTGGGCCTTGATCTCGCCCTCGTAGTCCGTGTTGGAAATCCAGCTCAGGACAGTCGCATCGTAGAAATTCTCGATGAGCTTGCCCGACCAGATCTCGGGGATGAAGTTGCCGCTATAGTTCGGGCGACCTCCAGCAGTGGGAAAAGACATGGGATTACTCCGGTTTCACGTCATCCATTGACAATGCGACCATCCTGCTGTGCAGCGAAGATGTCGCGCTCAACAGCAGCGCGTTCGTCATTCCGCCCAGCATACTTCCCAGAGCTGACATCCCGGTAGAACGCGGCAATGTCTTGTGGTGTGTATGTCTTGGGCTCGCTGGTTTGGCTGCCACTGCCCGAGCGACCCCGCCCGGGAGAGACCTGCTTTTCCAGCTCGGAACTGGTACGCGCTGCCCGATTTTCACGAGCAGCCGGCACCGAGTTACCCTTCCACGCTGTGAAGAACGCAGCAACACGCTTGGCATCGAGATTCTGCTGGGCAGCCTCCAGATGAGTCTGGCGTGCGATCCCCGTCAGGGGGTCTGTGTCGAGCAACCACGACTGAAAGTCGGGGTCATCGTTCGTCGTCTGCCAATCGGGTACATACTGCTGTAGGTCATCCCAGAACTTCTGACCGCTGTTGACGGTGTTCTGCTGAGACAGCTGGTTGACAGTTGGCACGACCGTAGTCTGCATCTGCCGCACCAAGTTGGTAAGCTCGTCAATGGTCTTCTGCTGCTGCCTCGCCTCTTCCTTGTAGACCCGCCGCATGACATCAATCGAGTCACCGTAGTCTTCAATGTCCTCCTCTGTGAGGAGGGGCTTGGCATCATCTTCCTGACCACCCGTCTGTGTCGAGCTGCTGTTTATGGTCTGCAGCAACTCTTCCATCTGGGTAACGCGCTTGTCCAACTCCTGTTTCTCAGCACGAAGCCGGGGAACCTCAGCGTTGTACATGCCCTGAAGGGTACGATAACGCTGCTCGAAGCTGTTGTCTCCACCACCGTCCGACTGCCTATGCTCTTCGGCAGCAGGTTTGGATGCAGATTCCTTTGGTGTAGCAGTGATCGTCGGTCCGGCATCCGCAGGCGCAGCCGAGGTATCCTTGTCGGCAGTGTCACCACCGCCTTCCTCGCCATTCTGGCCTTCGAACATCTTGTCGACCGCTTCTTTCTGCTTCTGGATCTGCGCGGGTAGTGCCATTTGTGTACGCTCCTATCGGTATGCGTGGTGTACCGGCTATCCTGTCAGGATTTTGCCGCTAGATCAGGGGCCTTGTGCAACAAGTTGCGGAGCTCTTTGAGTACTTGGCACCGCCCCTGCGCGTGTGCCACGTTCTGCCCAACATTGGGCAGTTGCTCCAATTCATGCATGTACCACGAGTCTACCCACGTATACAAGTGTGGGAATTGCCTGACTACCGTGGCCATGGCCTTTACCGTGTCGGGGTCTGGCTGTTTCATGCCATGCCCGCTGCCGTGTTGTTATCCTGCCCGCCCTTAGGGGTACCGTCAGGGTGCATGGGCGTAGCTGTCTGAGGCTGCTGGTTTCCCATAGCCTGCTGGGCCAGCTGCTTGGCCTGTTCGCGGCTCTGGCTGGACATGGCCTCCCTCGAAGGCACTACTTGGTCTACAGGCATCTGCAGACCCTTGGCGATCTCCCGAAGGATAGCCGCCCGGCCATCGGTGCCGATGATCTCTGCATCCAGCGGGTTGGCCGTAGCGTTGAGGAACTCGACCCGCCTGACGTTGACCGTCTCCTTGACGGCCAGATTGATCGCACCACGCGGTATGATGTCCAGATCACCCTTGATGCTGGGATCCGGCAGGTAGCGCATGTTGTACACGAACTGCCTGTGCACCACCGGGAACGTGATGTCGTTGTCGATGTGCATGACGACCTGCCGAATGCCCTTGCCGGCAGACCCCATGAGCATGGACAGCCCTGAAGCCGTACGCCCGGCACCCTGCACGTCGAGGTCACCATAGACATACGCAGGGATGCCGCTGTGGTCATCCGCCAGTCGGGAGAACTTGTCGTAGACGCCCATCAACTCGTTGGCACGGGAGTCCGGCTGGTTGAACCGGACAGCGGGGGCCGAAGACCCCATGGGGTC